ATAGCCCCCCCGTTTTCTAAAACTATTTTAACAAAATTATCAATCATAACTTTTTAGGATAATTTAGTTTTCTATTCTAGAAATTTCTCCGGTTTGTGGATCTACAGAAACTTTTCCGTATTTGTCAGTTAACTCTCTAGTGTAAACTTGTTCGTCGTTTTGCAATTGGGTTAAAAGTTGTTCTGCATTTTCTCTTCGGCTTTGTAGTGCAAATTTAGCGATTTCAATTTGACCTAATTCATTGATTAGAATTTGACCTCTTTGTTGTAATTCTTGAAGTTTTTCAAGTTCTTGTTGTGTTAGTTTTTCCATAGATTTTTGTTTTTTATAATATACAAAATTTAATTTAAATTTCCAAATTATTTTATTAAATTTTAAGGATTTTGTAAAGATTGAATTATTTCATTCGCTTTGATTAGTTGTAATCTTAATTCTGATATTTCGTTTAGTAATGTTTCAGATTCAGGATTAGATGGGCTTTTAAATAATTCTGCTTGTTTAACATTGTATCTATCTGCTGCTAAACTTCTTGCGTTTTGAGCATTTGGTCTTCCGGCACTGTCATCTAGTACGGGTATATTAGGATCAAATACTAAAGGATTGTCTGAGGTTTCTAAAGCGAATATTATTTTGGCTTTATTTCTATATTTTTGTAAAGAAGAAATATTATTTTGCAATGTATTAGGTATTACATACCCATACATTTTAATATTAAATGTACTTTTTACTATTCTTTCGGCTCCAGTAGGTAATTCTGTTACTGTATTAAACGAATCAATTGAAGCTTTAAATTTATAGCGTTGAGAATCCCCCCAGTATGTGTCTGAAGCATAGTTAATAGCTTCAACTATTTTGTTTAATTGCTCAACATAATAAGTATAAACTACACAACTGTATGTTAAGTTAATGTAGTCGGGGATTGTGACTGCGTAGAATTGTTCTTCAGGAACTCTATTAGTTAATACATTAAAATTTGAATAAAAATTTCTAGTATCGTATTTTTTCTTCATTACCCCATATAAATTAGGATAATTAGCATCTAATTTATTTCCCAAACTTCTATTACGTTCAATAGTATCTCTTTTGAACATAATAAGGGGTGCCATTATAGCTCCGTTTTTATCTTTATAATACCCATCGCGTTGAACTGATTTCCAACGTTAAGGGGCACCATATATTATAGGTACTTCAATACGCGTACCATTTTGTATTACAAAAGGTTTAATAACATTTTGGAAATAATACATAATAGCCTCGTCTATATCTTGGATAGTAACTGTAAATGGTTTTACAGTATCTCCTTCCCAACTATTCTGCAATGAACGATTAGGCCCGTTAAAATTAGGATTAGCTAAATTTGGATCTCCTAATAGAGAATTACTTGCCCCTGATAGTTGATTACTAAGTTCAACTTGAGTTTTGGGGGTAGGTTTTCTTGGGGATGGATTTCTACTTTCTGCCATAATTACATTCGTTCAAAGGTTATACCAACTTTATCAGCAGGAACATAGTGGGTTTTACAAATTATAGATACATTATAACCAAATTCCCCTAAGCCTGGGTTGAATCCTGCGGGTTGTGGGTTGTTTGGGTAATCCGGGTCTTTACCTACAAAATATTGTGCAGCATTAGTTGCGTGTACCTCATAATATGCGGTTTCATATAAGATAATATCACCAATTTGTGGTACTAAATTAGCACCATATATTGAATCTTGGTTAAAATCGTTAAGTTTATTTAATAAATCATCTCTTAAAAATCTAAATTCAGGCTGCCAATCAAAAGTTACACCCATATCGTCTGTAGGTTGGGTTTGATCGGGTAAATCTATTAAACAGTATAATAAAATAGGACCATCGTAATATTTTTGCTCAGCTGCTTCCCCGTACATATTAAAATTAGTTTGATTTAACCTTAATTTGTAAAAAGCACATTGTTGAGATATAATATTACCCATCAATTCACGATTGACATATCTAAACATTGAAATGTCGCGTGCCTGTCCAAAAAGAGCCATAATTAACCTATATAAATTGTCATTGGAACGTTATTTAGTTCCTGTTTTGAAAAATCAGCTTCATCTTTACGTCTTTCAAGCATACTTTTCCTAGAAGTTTCATCAAAATATGCTCGTAATCTTTCTATTAAGGCATCCTTAGTTGTTTGAGCTGATGCCACAAGAGTATCTCCGTTTAATGTAACCTCAGCACCTGGGATTGGTATTTGAGTATATTTGTTTCTTACATATCCTAATATTTCTTTGGTTATAGCTAAAGTATATTCAAATACCCAAGAACGTCCTATTGAATTTATTTGGGCGTATATAGGATTTGCAAATGGGACATTAGATACATTTGTTATAAGACCTGCTCCTAAAGCTCCACTTCCGGAAGCTAACGAATCTGATAAACGTTCATTTTTTAAAACATATTGGAACCAATAATGTGTTCCTGTATCTCCGGGCATAGGTACAGGATATACTCTAAGTTTATTGTTGTGTATATCAAAGCTATAGGCTGAAAGTAAAATTTCTTGTCCTAATTCAACTTCTTGAATAGCGTTAACATTGTATGATAATGGAGTTACAAGATAATTACCGTACCCTGCAAAACCAGGCACACCCCCTAAACCACTCATAAATCCACCTAATCCTGCTCCTAACCCTGCGGCGCCACCATAATAGTATGTTGCGGAAGCGGGTATACCTTGGTAGAATACGCGTTTAACTTCCAAGTTACTTGCGCTAATACCATTTTGCACCGCCCACTCGTTTAAGTCATAATCCTGCACACTTCCCGTTAAAATAACGGAGCCGCTGTACCAGTTTACATTACCACCTGATCCTGCTTCTGCACCGTATTGTTCTGAAATACGAATAATATTACCCATATTTGGAGTAATCTGTGTGTTGTTAAGGGTAGGAGTAGAAATAGGTAATCCTTCCAAGTTAAGCATATTTTCTCTAACTTGATAAGCATATAATTCGTTTCCGTATACTGTAACTGCTTCTTCAAAAGCAGCCCAAAAGTTTAAATCTTGTAATTCAACGTTTTCAATAGGATAGCCTAATCTTCTAGCACAAAAATTTGCTACTTTATTAGCATCCGTTTTAAAATCAGTATCATTATCGTAAAAACCAAAAGGAGTTGGTGAACTGCCTGTTGAAGGTGTATTATAATAGGAAGCTGAAACCTGTGCAAACGATGAAGAGCCAGGCCAAATAGGAATATTTGCCATTTAGTTTTTGTTATAAATATGAAAAAAAAAGCCTCAATTTGAGGCTTTAATGTGTTTTCTGTTACCCTTCTAAATTTGGTTCAGGGTCAGGAGTTGGGGTTGGTTCCGGAGTAGGCTCGGGTTCAGGTTCATCCCCTTCTCTAGGTATTTCTACAATTTCAAATGTAGATGTTGGGTAAGAAGCTTGTAAAGAAGCCATTACTTGTTCTGTTATATATAACAAGTATTTATTTACTACACCATTCCCATCATTATTAGGGGGAGATGCTAAATTAGCAATATAAAACGGCAAACAAGCAATATATAGGGCGCCGTCAATATATGCTTGTTTAGAGGGATACATAAAACAATCTACAGGAGTATCTGAGCCGTTTAATGGTAAATGTAGCACTAAACGAAAATATGGGTTTGTGTATGTTCCGTAGTTGTATTCGAGAGGGGAGGTTGTTTGTATTGCCATGTTTATAAGTATATTAAATTAGTTATTTTTTCGATCCTGAGTTTGATAGGGTTATACCATTTTCATATGCATCCTCATAGTATGAGATTAAATCTTCTACTATTGGGTTTCTGTGGTTGGTTTTTAATGAAATTGCGGCTAAATTTTTAATTTTTTTAGAGGCAGTATATAAAAATCTAAATCCAGAATCGCGTTTGTTTTTTAAGTCTACTTGATTATCGTCACCACAAATTATCATTTTAGAGCGCAAACCTAAACGTGTTACAATCATTTCCATTTGTTCGTGTGTAACGTTTTGTGCTTCGTCTACTATAACAATTGAATCTAGAAATGTTCTACCTCGCATAAAACTAACAGGTACTATCTC